AGTGAGTCGCTTTGGAAGCCCACCGAAGGTAAGACAACCATCCGTATTGTCCCGTGGGCAAAGAACCGCGAGAACCCTTTCATTGAACTCTATTTCCACTATATCGGAAATAAGACTTACATCTCGCCTCTTTCATTTGGTCGCCGCGACCCTATCGCGGAATTCGCAGACAAGTTAGTTGAAGATGCACGCCGTGAAGGTCGTGAAGCGGAGAAGGCTGCCTGGAAGCAGGCTAACGCTTTCCGTCCGAAGCTTCGTACCTATGTTCCTATCATCGTTCGTGGTGAAGAGGACAAGGGTGTTCGTTTCTTCTCATTCGGTAAGACGGTCTATCAGGACCTCCTTTCCTACATCGCTGATCCTGACTACGGTGATATTACTGATCCGAAGGTTGGTCGTGATGTTGTGGTCGAATATATCCCACAAGAGAAGTCCGACACGAACTTTGCCAAGACCTCAGTAAAGGTTAAGCCGAATCAGACCCCTGTGGTCGGTGATGTTGATGTTGCTAAGAAGCTTCTCTCGGAACAGCCCGATATCTTTGCACTCTACAAGGAACCTTCCTATGAAGAGTTGATGGTTGTTCTCCAGAAGTATCTTGACCCAGATGGTTCGACTCCCACCCCCGCTCCTGCAAAGGGTAATTCTGAGGTCAAGAGTGTGACCGCCGAAGTCCTTGACGTTAAGACGGAGATTTCTGAGTCGGCACAAGTCAAGAACGCTCTTGATGAGTTCGATAAGCTATTCGACAATTAATCGGTAATCAACTATGGCTACCGAAAAGAAAACTAAGAAACCAATTCCTGCGGCAGACCGTGACGAGTTGGCACAAGTCATCGCAGACTCACTTAACAAATTAAACAAAGACTCTGACCAGATTGCATATTTCCTTGATGGTAAGGAAGATACTCCAACGGATTTCACCGATTTTATTTCGACTGGTGCAACAATGTTGGATATCGCAATCAGTAATCGTCCCCACGGTGGTATCGCTGTGGGCCGTATCACTGAACTTACTGGATTGGAAGGTTCTGGTAAATCGTTGGTCGGTGCACAACTTATCGCTAATACACAGAAACGTGGTGGTGTGGCAGTATTGATTGATACTGAAACCGCAGTTAATCCAGAGTTCTTTAAGGCTGTAGGTATTGATATGAACAAGTTAGTATATGTTCATCTTTCTACGGTTGAAGATATCTTCGATGCAATCACCAATATCATTGAAAAGGTCAGAGCTGGCAAGGACAAAGATAAGTTGGTCACGATTATCGTTGACTCCGTTGCCGCAGCTTCTACTAAGAAGGAAATGGAAGCCGACTTCGGTAAGGACGGATACGCTACTGACAAGGCAATCATTATCAGTAAGGCAATGCGAAAGATTACCGGCCTCCTCGGTCGTGAACGTATCGCATTAGTATTCACCAACCAACTCCGTCAGAAGATGAACGCTCCTGCGTTCTCTGACCCGTGGACTACCTCCGGTGGTAAGGCTATCGCATTCCACGCATCAACTCGTATTCGTTTGTCCTTAATTGGTAAAATCCAAGACGGAAACAAGAATGTTGTTGGTGTGAATGTCAAGGCGGTTGTGGTTAAGAATCGTCTTGGTCCTCCACATCGTGTGGCAGAATTCGACATCTACTTTGACCGTGGTATTGATGATTATGGTAGTTGGTTGGATGTCTTGAAGGAAAACAACTTGGTCAAGCAATCTGGTGCATGGTATACTATGATTGATGAAACTACTGGTGAAGAAGTTAAGTTCCAATCAAAGGACTTCCCGAAGTTCTTAGACTCGAACATCACCCGTAAGGAAGAAATCTATAGTAAGATTTGTGATACACTCATTATGAAGTATCGTAGTGAGTATAATCCAGACGCTATGACACTTGATACTGGTGAAGAAGATAGTAAACAACTTTTACTGGACGAATAATATGTTAGAAGAATTCATTGAGGTTGCATTAGAAGCATTTACTAATGCAAACGGAAATGTTGATAAGTTTGAACTACAACTTCGTAGAAAATTGATGGTATATAACACTACTGTCGCAACACAGCAATCTGTTGTGAATACTACAATTCCTCCAATTCCACTAAATCAAGTTGAAAAAGCTATAACTAACATAAGTGAAAATGATCCTATTTTTGCCGAACTTGAAAACATAGATGTTAATACTATGACTGATGAAGATGTATTAGCATTGGCTCGTCGTATGGGAATAATGGAAAACGTAGCTGAGCAATCAGAAGAAAATGAGTGATTTACAGAAAGTTTTTGAATCAATGAAGTTTGATGTCAGTAAGGAGGACACGAAGTATAATAGTCGTGTCCTCTTTATTGACGCACTCAATACGTTCTTACGTAGTTATGCAGCAATTCCAACACTTGATGATAATGGTAATCATATTGGTGGTATGTCTGGATTTCTGAAAAGTGTTGGGTCTGTTGTTCGTGATTTCAAACCTTCTCGTGTTGTGATTGTATTTGACGGAAAGGGTGGGTCACAGCGTAGACGTAAAATCTATTCAGACTATAAATCAAATCGTAAGCCGCCGACTCGGTTAAATCGTCAGTACGATATGACAACCGAAGAGCAAGAAACAGAAAATATGAAGTATCAGTTGGTGACACTTATTGAGATGTTAGAGTGTCTCCCTGTTACGATTTTCACAATGGATAATATTGAAGCAGACGATGTGATTGCATCTACAGATAAAGATTTCTTGCAAATGGTGACGGAAACTACAAAGGTCTACAATCCCGTCAAGAAGAAAACATTTGATGTGCAGACGATTATAGAAACCTATGGGGTGCATCCTGATAACTTTGTATATTATCGGGCACTACTTGGTGATAAGAGTGATAATATTGATGGTATCCGTGGGGCTGGTGAAAAGACGGTATTAAAGTTATTTCCAGAACTTGTAGATAATACAAATACAGTTGACTATAATTTCATCGAACAAAAGTATACAGATGTAAAGAAGAAACCGAAATTAATTGAGAATATTTTAAGTAATAAAGATATAGTAGAAAGAAATATGCAACTCATGCAGTTACGAGATGTTAATATTTCAACAGATGCAAAAATGAAAATAGTTCATAAATTAGACATTGTTAAGACGGATTTACGCAAGATGGACTTGACAAAGTTGATGATTCGTAGTAAAGTTATATCTAACTTTCCGACTTTTGCGAAGAAAGCTCTATCCTTTTATAACGAATATCGCACACTACCAACACTTGAATATTTCAAGATTGAATTATCACAAGAAACCGACGATTCACTTCGTGCGGGAACTATTGAATTGCTTCGTAAGGTGGTCACGAAGGTCACCGATACGGATGCAGAATATGTTCGTGATAAGTTTCTTGACTTTGCTCGTAATCAGTCATTAAAGTCGGCAATCATTAAATCGGTTGATTTACTACAGAGTGGTGATTACGATAAGATTAAGACGGTTGTTGACCACGCACTTCGTAGTGGACAACCAAAGGAAATCGGTCTAAACTGGTCGGAAGATGTCGAGGCACGATTGGCTCGTATTTCTCGTGATACGGTTCCGACTGGTTGGGATGTAATTGATGCAATTACTGGTGGTGGATTGGGTGGTGGTGAACTTGGTGTCATCGCAGCTCCGTCTGGTATCGGTAAGAGTTGGGCATTGTCTACGATTGGTGCAAACGCACTACGTAAGGGAAAGCGAGTGGTACATTACACTCTTGAACTTAACGAAAACTATGTTGGTATTCGGTATGATACTATCTTTACTGGTATTGAACCTGGAAAGATTCCTGATAATGTTGATGCCGTTAAAGATGTGGTGTCAAAGATTACTGGACAACTAATTATTAAATACTATCCTGCCAGAAGTGCAACGTGTAATTCACTTATGGCACACGTACAACAGTTGACAGCATTGGGATACAAGCCCGATTTGATGTTGGTTGACTACGCAGACTTATTAAGAGCAGCAGAACGAGTAGATGCCCGTTATCAAGAATTGGGTGCAATCTACGAGGAACTTCGTGGCATCGCTGGGGAACTGAACATTCCATGTTGGACAGCATCGCAGACACAACGTAGTTCTATTCAAGATGACGTTATTCAGGCAGACAAGATTTCAGAATCATATAATAAGATTATGACTGCTGATTTAGTCATCTCGTTGAGCCGTAAGTTAGAAGATAAGGTCAATAAGACAGGACGTGCCCATATTATTAAGAATAGATTTGGTGCAGATGGTCAAACATTTCCTGTCGTGATGGATACAAGTATCGGTCAGATACAAATTTACGATGAGAAATCATCAAAAGGTATTTTGTTGAAGAAACAGATGGAAAATCAAGTTGCAGATGAAAAGAATACACTCAGAAAAAAGTTGGCAGAGATGAGTGGATTAGAAAGTCTTGATGATTAACTAACACATAATTTTTTCCTAAACAAACACCCTATTTATTTTACCACAACCCATAACATTCAGAGTAGAGATTGGAGTATTCAAATGCAGATTGAAGCAAAGATTTTAAGTGATATTACCGTATTTTGAAGTACGCAAAGTTTAATCCTACATTAAATCGTAGAGAAAATTGGAAAGAGTTAGTTGATAGAAATAAACAAATGCATTTGGAAAAATATCCAAACCTAAAAGAAGAAATAGAGGCAGCATACAAATATGTATATGATAAGAAGATACTTCCTTCCATGCGCAGTTTGCAGTTTGCTGGGAAACCTATTGCCATTAACAACGCTCGTTTGTATAATTGCTGTTTTCTACCTATTGACCACGTGGACGCGTTCTCAGAAATCATGTTCCTCTTGTTGTCAGGCACAGGGGTCGGATACTCCGTACAAAGGCATCATGTAGAAAACTTACCTGAGATTAACAAGCCAACAAAGAATCGTCGTTATCTTGTTGGTGATAGTATCGAAGGTTGGGCAGATGCGGTGAAGGTATTGATGACCGCATATATGAAGGGTAAGGCAATGCCAATTTATGATTTCACCGATGTTCGTCCAAAGGGTGCAATGCTCTTGACCTCTGGTGGAAAGGCACCTGGTCCTGAACCATTAAAGGATTGCTTACATAATGTGCAAAAGGTATTGGACAGAAAGCAAAATGGTGAACACCTCACTACACTTGAAGTCCACGACATTCTTTGCTATATCGCTGATGCCGTGTTGGCAGGTGGTATTCGTCGGTCAGCAATGATTTCGTTGTTTGATATTGATGACGACGATATGTTGACCTGTAAGTTCGGTAACTGGTGGGAACAAAATGCACAACGTGGTCGTGCAAACAATTCAGCAGTCATTGTTCGTTCAAAGGTTGAAGCAGAAACATTCTTTGAATTATGGAAGAAAATTGAAGCATCGGGTTCTGGTGAACCTGGTTTCTTCTTTACCAATGATAAGGATTGGGGTATGAACCCTTGTGCAGAAATTAGTCTCCGTCCGTTCCAATTCTGTAATCTCACCACCATTCATGCGGGTGATGTTGTAGACCAAGACGATTTGAACGCACGTGCTAAGGCAGCAGCATTTATCGGCACACTACAAGCAAGTTATACAGATTTTCATTATTTGAGAGACATATGGAAAAGAACAACAGAGAAGGAAGCACTCATCGGAGTGTCGATGACTGGAATAGCATCGGGTGGAGTGTTAAAGCTCAACATGAAAGAGGCTGCAAATTTGGTGAAGGAAGAGAATGCACGTGTATCGTCTATAATTGGTACGATGCCAGCGGCCCGTTGCACGACCGTGAAGCCAGAGGGCACGTCATCTCTCGTTTTGGGTACGAGTAGTGGTATTCATGCTTGGCATAACAAGCACTACATTCGTCGTATCCGTGTAGGTAAGAATGAAAGTATCTACGCATACTTGAAGAACAATCATCCAGAACTCGTCACTGACGAATACTTCAAGCCAAATATTCAAGCAGTTATTGAAGTTCCACAAAAGGCACCAGATGGAGCAATCACTCGTCAAGAAAGTGCATTAGACCTCCTCGGTCGCACCAGTAAGGTATGGAAGGAATGGGTCAAGACAGGTCACAGAAAGGGTGCAAATAAGAATAATGTATCCGTCACCGTATCTATCAAGGATGGTGAATGGCAAGAAGTTGGTGAATGGATGTGGGAAAATCGTGAGAACTTTACCGCACTTTCAGTTCTTCCATACTCAGACCACACATACATTCAAGCACCATTTGAAGATGTTGACGAAGAAACCTATAACGAATTGGTTGGTCATTTACACGAAATCAATCTTGATGATGTCGTAGAAGTTGAAGATGTCACCAATTTACAAGGTGAAGCAGCATGCTCGGCTGGTGGATGTGAGGTTCAATAATGCTGAACAAGATTGACACGATTGAACAGTTAAAAGAAGTGGTTCATCACAACGATATTGCAGTGGTGGACCTATACGCAACGTGGTGCAAACCATGCCAAGAAATGCTTCCAGTCATTGAAGAACTTTCTAATCAAACACCAGTTCCTTTTTACAAGGTAGATATTGATGAAGTTCCAGATGCAAAGACATTTACTGGAGCAAAGGCTGTTCCAATGTTATACATCTACAAAGACGGACGAATTCGTGAATTTGCATTTGGTGTAAACGATAAGTCTAAGATTGAAATGAAACTTAAAAGGGTTATGAGGGCATAATGAAGGTTAAGAAATTATTTGATAATGCGACATTACCAACCAAAGCACACGCTGGTGATTTAGGATACGATTTATATGCTCAGGCGCAGATGGTTATCTATCCTGGAGATGTAGGATTAGTCCCTACAGGTATTTCCGTACAATTCCCAGAAGGTTACGGAGCATTACTTCGTGACCGTTCTTCGGTGGCTACAAAACAATACTTATTTGTAGTGGCTGGTGTAATTGACAATGGTTATACTGGTGAAATTAAAATAGCTTTATATAATGGTGGTCGGGATGTCGCCAAGATTCAAGAAGGTACAAAAATTGCACAAATGATTTTGGTTCCAACGGTCAATTTTGAAATAGAAGAAGTTTCAGAAACCACATCAGTAGATGGAAGGGGGAGCAATGGATTCGGTTCAACAGGCAACTGATTTTAATATTACCTTTACCAAAGCAGCACTTGGGGAAATGAAGAAGTTTGCAGAAGCAGAAAATGCAAACTACTTCCGTATCTCAGTATTACCAGGTGGATGTTCTGGTTTTAAGTATGATTTTAACTTAGTCGATAATCCAGAAGAAGATGATATTGTGATTGAACAAGAAAATGGATTGAAGGTCATTGTAGATCCTTTCTCAACATCATATCTCAATGGAACATTGGTGCATTATGTAATGTCAATGCAAGCTTCTGGATTTACATTTAATAATCCAAACTCAACAGCAAAGTGTGGATGCGGAAGTAGTTTCGCAGCATAAGGAGACGTTATGACAAAAAAGGTTGTGAACTGGTTATTTCAGGTACCCGTAGGAATCTATGACCTATCGTATCTTGTAACAGAAGATATCAATAAAACATTACAAGGTATCGGGTACACTGAAAATGATTTAGTTGACGGTATTCGTGGTAATCAAGACCCAAGTAAAATGCCAGAACTAAAACACTTGTATACAGAATTCCAAAAGTATGTTGACGATTATTCAGCAGAAATAGGTATTCAAACAAGTTACATTTATGAAAGTTGGATGAATATTCTAACTATGAATGGTTCTGTTGGTGTTCATCGTCATTATGAAAGTGTAATCAGCGCAGCATACTATCCATATGTTGATGAAGGAAGTGCACCAATTGTATTTGTTAGTGCAACGGAAGGATATAGAATGTTGGATGTGCAACACACCGCACCCAACGCTCCTGGAAAATATACGTCGAACGTAGAAAGAGTAGAAGCAAAGACTGGACAATTAGTATTATTCCCAGGGTGGTTACAACATTATGTTCCACCCAATAAGACTAATATGAGAATTACCTTAAGCTTCAACACCAAATACTAATATATGACCCTTTTGATTACGTATGGCTCGTAAAAAACAAGAGAAACGAGTAATAGGTAACAAAATTGAGAAAACGGTTTCGACAATACTAACGAGATTGAATCTTCCATTCGAAGAACAAGTCTCGGTAGACAAATATACCGTTGACTTTTTGGTAAATAAGAAGTATATTGTTGAATGTTATGGTGACTTCTGGCACTGTAATCCACAGCAATATACTTCTTCGTATTTTAATCGTGGAAAGAAGAAAACCGCAGAAGAAATTTGGCAAAGAGATACGGAACGTAAGAAAAAATTTGAAGAAATGGGATACAAGTTTTTATGTTTGTGGGAAAATGACATACGGAACAACCCAAAGATTATTCAGTCAAAAATAAAAAAACATATTAGATTAAATGAGGGGTTATGAGAATTTTGTTATTTGGATTACCTGGTTCTGGAAAGACTACATTAGCAGAAAAGTTAGTGAAACTTCTCCCCAACGCAGGACATTTAAACGCAGACGCGGTTCGTAAAGCATTCGAAGATTGGGATTTTAGTCCCGCAGGTCGAGCACGACAAGCTCTTCGTATGCGAACAATGTCTGATAATTTACTAGAACAAGAAAGTGTAGAATATGTGGTCGCAGATTTCGTGGCTCCAACTCGTGAGTTACGTGCAATCTACGAACCACATTTCTGTGTCTGGATGGATACTATCGTAGAAGGACGCTTTGAAGATACGAACAAGGCGTGGCAAGTCCCACAAGAGGACGAATATAATATTCGTATCACAGAATTTAACTCAGACGTAGAGGCAGAAAAATTATGCAATTTAATTCTAAAGCAACCACGGGATTGATGATTGGACGCTTTCAACCGTGGCATAAGGGACACCGAACACTTTTTGAGAAAATTCTTGAAAAGGAAGGTCAGGTTTGTATTGTGGTGCGTGACACGCAGGGAACAAGTGATAAAGACCCTCTTGATGCCGAAACTGTGGTCACTAACATCCATCACGACTTGGAAGAAGATTATCACGGGAAGTATACGATACACGTGTTACCAAACATCACAGGTGTATATTATGGGCGTGATGTGGGTTACAAGGTCGAACAACTCAAACTGGATGACGAAATCGAAGCTATTAGCGCCACAAAGTAAAACGCCATATTGCGAAGGCTATATCCTACAGGTTCCTAGGAAGCGTTCAAACAGTAATGATAGGATACATACTCACAGGTAGTATTTATATCTCATCTATTGCTGGTGTAGTTGAGTTAGTGGTGAAACCAATAATATATTTTATTCACGAACGTATTTGGTATAAATACATTAAGTTTGGAGTTGACAAACACGAGGACTAAGGTTATATTTCTATGAGATTGCTGTGGGTATTTATCTTTCAAGTATTATTCAATATTTTCAAGGTGTTGGAAATACGATTTACGTTACAACATAATGTTCGTAAGTTGTTGGTCAACTCTGTATGGATAAATTTGATGGCTCTTGGGTCAACATTCTTTTCCGTTGATGAACTCTTGAAAGGAAACTTCTGGGTCATTATATTCTATATCTCTGGAAGTGTGGTTGGTAAATACATCGGCATGAACTTAGAAATAACACCAAAGAAGAAAAACAAACGAGGTTTTCGTGTATCAGAATATTTTTATTGAAGATGGTGAAGGTCGTGG